ATGCGTAGCGTGCTCACAGGGGCCTGGGGGAAGTTCGCCGAAGGGCTCGCGCCCCACGAGTCGCCCGCGTCGAGGATGGTCCAGACGGCTGGCTCCCGCGCGCAGCTCGCGAAGCTGTTCGGCGGGCTCGAGGACAAGGAAGTGGAGCTGCTCGTCTACGACCTCGACTTCTGGGCGCGTCGCGAGCAGACCCCTCCGGACAAGTTCTCGACGTGCTTCGTGATGGCCGGGCGCGGCTTCGGGAAGACGTGGTGCGGCGCGCGGTGGGTCATCAAAAAGGCGTGGCAGGCTAAGAGCGTCGGGGCGCTGATTGGCCCGACGGCGGCAGACGTGCGCGACACGATGATTCGCGGTTCGTCCGGCATCCTGGCCCTGTCGCCCCCGTGGTTCACGCCGAAGTATGAGCCCTCGAAGCGGCGGGTGACGTGGCCGAACGGCGTCTATGCCATCTGCTACTCGGCGGATAAGCCCGACCGACTGCGCGGCCCGAATGCCGGGTGGGGTTGGGGTGACGAGCCCGCTTCGTGGAAACACGACATGGCGGCGGTCGACCAGCTCCCCCTGGTGCTGCGCATCGGCACTCGTGAGGACCCGCCGCAGCTCCTGCTGACCGGAACACCTAGGCCGCTGAAGAAGATTGAAGAGCTGCTCTTCGCGAACACGGAGACCCAGGCGTTGAAGCCGGGCGTCGTGCTGCGCACGGGCTCGTCGCTGAGCAATGCCGCCAACCTGGCACCCACCGCGGTCGCGAACATGCGGGCCTTGGCGGGGACGCGTTGGGGTCAGCAAGAGGTGCTCGGGCGCCTGCTCTTCGATGTGCCCGGGGCCATCTTCGGCTCGGCGAAGTGGAAGCGCGTCGAAGCGGACCCGCACGAGTATGCCCAGCAGTTGGACAGGCGAATCGTCAGCGTCGACCCCAGCCCCACGAGCGAAACCGGCTCGGACGAAACGGGAATCATCGTCCAGGGGTGCAAGTCGAGCGCGCTCTTCGGGGCCGACAACGTTCCGCTCAAACGCGTGTCGGTGCTCGCGGACCTGTCGCGTCGGGCGAGCCCCCGCGAGTGGGCGACGACGGCCATCCGCGCCTATCTGGAGTGGGGCTGTGACGCGCTCGTGGTGGAGGTGAACACGGGCGGGGAGATGGTGGAGACGCTTATCAGCACCGTCGCGGGCGAGATGGGCGTGAGCATCAACGTGAAGCCGGTGAGGGCAACGAGCGCGAAGAGCAAGCGCGCCGAGCCTGTGTCCGCCCTGGCCGAAGCGGGCCGCGTCGAGTTCGTCGGGACATTCCCCAAGCTGGAACAGCAGCTCAGCAAATTCACCGGGGTTAACGGCCGAAGAGATGATCGCGCCGACGCCTTCTGTTGGGGCGTCCACGACCTCGTGTTCGCCGAGCAGTTCTTCGCGGTGTGAGGTTCTCCATGGGGCTGTTGGACAGGATGCGCGCCGCGCTGGGCGGTGGTGCGAAGCGGAAGGGGACGGGGCTGGAGCTGAGCCGGTGGACGTCGGCCCCGCCGCGTCGTGAGGTCCCCGCGCTGCTCGCCGCATATGCGGAGATGCCGTGGCTGGGGACCATCGTCGATACGGTGGGCGACGCCTTCGCGGATGTGACGTGGCGGGCCTTCGCGCGGCAGGACCCCACCACGAGGAAGGCGCTCGTCGACGTGTCGCTGCGGCGGGCTTGCGGTGACGTGCGCCGCGAGCGGTTGAAGTCGCTCGTCGATGGGGCTGGTGCGGAGGAACTGCCGGACCATCCCCTGTTGCGGCTGCTCGCGGACCCGAACGACTACATGACGGGCCGGGACTTCGCGAAGCTGTTCTGCCTCCACTACGACCTGACGGGCGAGTTCTTCGCCGTCGTCGAGGAGATGGCCGGCGTCCCCGTGGGCTTGTGGCCGGTGCCCCCCGACTGCGTGCTCTCCCTGCCGGACCTGAGCAAGCCGAAGTCGGAACGGACGTACACGGTGACGGCCGGTGGGCGCATGTTCACGCTTCCGGCTGCGAGCGTGATTTTCGTGAAGCGGTTGAACCCGGCAGACCCGCTCGGCCGCGGCATCGGCATCGCCTACGCCCTTGGTGACGAGGTCGACACGGACGAGCACGCCGCGCGCTTCACGAAGAATGCCTTCTTCAACAACATGCTGCCGGGCGCGGTCATCGCCATTGAGGGGTTCAACGAGGGGCAGGCTGGGCCCGCGAGGGCCTTCAAAGAAAGCCTCGCGCGCGAGTACGGGGGGCCCGCCAACGCTGGCCGGGTGATGATTACGAGCGGCAAGACAACCTTCGCTCGGCTCGACACGCCGTTTCGCGACATGCAGCTCGTCGAATTGCGCCGCTTTTTGATGGACTTCGTGAGGATGGTCTACCGCGTACCCCCGGAGATTGTCGGCGACGTGACGAGCAGCAACAAGGCGACGAGCTACGCCGCGCGTGAGCATCTGGCGGAACAGGCGACCAAGCCGCGCGCGGAAGTCTTCCTCGCGTCGATGCAAAAGCACTTGGCGCCGCGCTTCGGTGACGACGTGCTGCTCTCCTACGACTCGCCCGTACCCGCCGACCGTGAGCACCGGCTACGGGTGATGAGCACGCTTCCGAGCGCGTTCACCTTCGACGAGTGGCGCACGGAAGCGGGCTTCAAGCCCCACGCCGAGCGCCAGGGGTTTGCCGAGCTGCTGCCGGGGCAGAAGCCCAACGAGCCAGGCCAGACGCCGACACCCGTCGAGGGCAGCTCAGCGGAGGCCCACGCGGAAGCCGAAAAGGGCACCTGAGCCATTCGTAGAATCCGCACGCATTTACATGGGGAATGCCTGTCCCCATTACACGCACCCTGCGGTTGAGCGCCGTCCAAAAGGACGCGGCGACGTTGAGTGCCGTCGAGTCCATCGGCGGTCGACGCGTCTACAAGTTCAGGGCGAGTGACGGCGACTTCGACCGCTACTCCGACCGGCTCAACGTGAAGGGCTGGCGCGTCGATGGCTACAACGCCAACGGCGTCGTCCTCTTCAACCACGACGACGGAGCCGAAGCCGCTTCGTCGGGTGCCGAGCCGCAGTTGCCCATCGGCAAGGGGCGCGTCTACGTCGAGGGCGACGCCCTGATGGTCGACGTCGAGTTCGACGACGAGGACGAGTTCGCGAAGCGGGTCGAGCGCAAGGTCTCCAAGGGCATCCTGAATGCCGTCTCGGTTCGCTACCTCATGCTTCCGGGCCAGTACCGGCAGAACGAGCGGGGCGGCTACGACTGCGACGCGCAAGAGCTGCTCGAAGTCTCGGTGGTGACCATTCCAGGCAACGCGCGGGCCGTGCGCGCGAAGTCCTTCGAGGACGAAGGCGAAGACGTCGTCGAGCGGATTGCCGCGCGCGTCGTTGAGCTGCTCGACGCACGCGCCGAAGCGAAGTCGACGGACGACGAGGAGCCCGAGCCCGCGCCCGAGAGCAAGCCCGACACGGAAGAGCCCCCGCCTGCCGAGCCGCCGAAGGCAGACGACGAGGAAGACGACAAGGCGAAGGGTTTCAACGCCTCCGACGCGGCGAAGAGCTTCGTCGAGGCATTCAAGGGCTACATCCGAGGAGTGTGAAGGAATGACTCGCGAGCAGGTTGCGGAGATGGTGAAGGCGCTGGGCCCCGAGGTCGCGCGAGAGCTGATGGACGCCGCTGCTCGAAGCGCGCCGGGCCGCATGGAGTCGGGCAAGGGGCCGCTCCCGGGTGGCGTCTATTCGAGCCCTGAGAACCTGGGGGCGTTCGCAAAGAGCGTCATCGCAGCGGGACGTCGCACGGGCGCGGCCGAACTGGTCGATGCCGCGAAGCGCTTCGGCAACGCCGATGTGCAGAAGGCCGTGCAGCTCAGCAAGTTCGACTCGGCCGGCGTGCTGGTGCCCATCCAGCAGAGTGGCGAGGTCATCGAATTTCTGCGGCCCGAAGCCGCGCTGCTCAAGCTGGGCGTGCGGACCCAGGCGTTCAAGGGGGAGTTGCACCTGGGCCGCCAGACGGGCACTTCCGAATTCAGGTGGGTCGGCGAAGGCGAGACGGTGCCGAAGAGCGCGCCCAAGTACGGCAAGGTCGTGCTCAAGGCGCACAAGGGCATGGTGCTGGCCGACATCAGCAACGACTTGCTGCGCACACCGGGCGTTGGTGATGCGGGCGTGGGCGAGGACATCCGTGCGACGGTGGCGGACGGGCTCGACGACGCGGGCTTCAACGGCGATGGGACGGGCGCGGCGCCGAAGGGGCTCTTCGCGCAGCTCGACGCGGCGCACGCCTTCGCGTCGACGGGCACCACTGCCGCCGCGTATCTGGCCGACATCGACAAGGCGGTGGAGCTGCCGCTGACGGCGCATGTCCGCATGGGCAACGCGGCCTGGGTCATTCACCCGACGCGGGCGACCGCCCTGCTTCAGCTCCAGAACTCCGGGGTCTGGGTGTTCCGTCAGGAGATGCTCGACAAGGGCACGATTCGCGGCTTCCCGTTCGTCATGACAACGCGCGTCCCCTCGGCGCGAATCACCTTCTCGGCCGACTGGCGCCAGTTCATCTACGGCATCGACGAAGACCTGATTCTGTCGGAGCACGACACGCGGGCCGAGTTCGACGAGACCACTGTTCGCGCCATCGTGAAGGCTGACTTCAAGGTCCGCCAGCCGAAGGCGTTCAGCTCCATCACCTACGCCACCTGAGAGGCCCCACCATGAACGCCAATTCCACTGACGCGGGCGTGCTCGTTGGCATCCGCCCCGGCACCGTGCCCGCCGCCGTCGGCGCGGGAACTCGCAACAGTGCCGCTGTCGACCGGCTGGCCTTCGACTCCTGCGTGCTGGTTGCCTCGACGGGCGCTTCGTCAGGAACGCCGACGGCCCTGACGCTCGCCGCGAAGCTCCAGGAGAGCGCCGACGGCCAGAACGGGTGGACGGACCTGCCGGGTGCCGCAGTCGAGCCGCTCACGGCCCCCAACGCGGTTGCGCGCATGAACGTCCGCCTGTCCACCGCGCGGCGCTTTGTGCGTGTCGTCGAAACCGTCGCGCTCACGGGCGGTACGGCTCCCACGCTGGGCGCGTCCAGCCTGATTGTCCTGTGTGGCCCGGACGAGATTCCCGCCACCTAGCGCCACGAGACGAAGCCGGGGCCCCTCACCCCTCCAGGCCCCGGCTTCGTCTCTCCTAGGCCCTCCTGAGCCCCTTCCATGGCCCGTCCGACAGACCTCTGCCTTGCCGCCACCGTGGCCGCCGACCTGGCCGTGCCTGTCGACCCACACGTTGAGCGCTGCGTCAGTGCCGCAAGTGGCGCCATTGCCGCCCTGTGTGGCCGGGCCTTCGAGCGGGCCACGGTGACGGAGTTCCCCGCGAGCTATGCACGCCCCTACGTACTGCTCGCCCGCCCGCCGCTCGTGGAAGTCCTCCGGGTGACGGAAGGCGGTGAGCTGCTCGACCCCGGGACGTACACCATCGCTGGGGACCTCGCGGCAGGGGGACTCCTCTACCGACTCTCCGGAGTGTGGCCCGAGACGGCGCACGTGGGCGGGCTCGTCACGCTGACCGTCGACACCCGACAGGGCCACCCGGGGGCACTGGCGGTGACGTACACAGGGGGCTTCGTGACGCCGGGACAGGTAGCGGGTGACGCGTCCCTGGGCCCTGTCACCCTGCCTGTCGAAATTGAGGAAGCCGCCATCCTCGAAGCCTGCGCGCTCTACCGGGGCCGGGGGAGAGATGCGGACGTGTCCGGTGAGAGCCTCGGGGACTGGTCTGTGAGCTACCGGGAGAGGAGCGCGGGCCAGCGCCTTGCGAGTCCCCGCGCCGAGCTGCTCGTCGCGCCGCACATCCTGTGGAGGGCGAGCTGATGAGCGGCCCCGAGGCGCACTTCCGGCAGCTCGTGCGTTATGCCGAAGTCACCGGGCGCGACGCGTGGGGGACTCCGTTGCTGGGCCCCGTCCATGAGGCGCCCGCGCGCATCCAGCCGAGTCGCAAGCTGATTCGCGATGCCAGCGGCGCCGAGTTCGTCGCGTCCTTCGTCGTCTACACCGCCGCGCCGCTCACGTTGCGTCACCGGTTGTGGTTTCAGGGCGAGGACACCACCGACTTCAGCCACGCCCGTCGCCCCGCCGCCGTTGACGAGCACGTCGACGGTGGGGGCGTCGTGCGCTACCGGAAGGTCTGGCTCTGATGGCCCGCGACACCGCCGCAGACGTCGCAAGCATCCTCGCCGCGGCTGAGCTGGGCCTTCGCGTCGGGACCAACCTCTTCCTGGGGCCCACGCTCGAGGACGACGACGCGACGGTGCCGGACGTCTCGTGCTTCGTGCTCCAGACGGGAGGCGACCCGCCGCAGGGCTACCTCGGCGGGCGCAAGGTGTACCGGACCGTCACCTGTCAGGTTCGGGTGCGCTCGGACCGAGAGAGCTTCCGGGCGGGCCAGTCGCTCGCGCTCGCGACCCTCAATGTGCTGCACCTCGCGAATGCCGCGCCCTACGTGCTGATGGAAGTCGACGAGGGCAGCCCCAACTACATCGGCACGGATGGTAGTGACCGCCACTGGTGGACTTTTACCGTGGAAGCTTCCTTCGTCGACTCAGGTCCTCAAGGATCCTCGATCGTGAGATGAGTGGTTGTCATGGCTGTGGTGTTACCCTGACGTGTTGCCCAGGAATGCCGGGAGATTTGTGGGTGCGAATGTTAGGAGGCCACGCTCCTTTAGGAACTTGCAGCGGCTGAGTTGATTTCGGTCGTTGGTGAGGAAGATGTCTGCGTAGGCGGAGGCCCCTGCAATGGAAATGTCGTGCCAAGTCCCCTCGCCCTTTCCCGCTCGCTTGGTTCGCCACATGCCGATTACGGCTTCCTCGGCTGGGGTGGTGAGCTTTCTGTCGACGCTGTTGGCGATCCAGAGTCTCTTGGATAGATGGGAGAGTGCATGAGTTGCTTTGAAACGAAGGGGGTTGGAAACAATCTTTTCTGGTGTGAGGCCCCCATCGGAGAGTTCTGAGGCCAGGATGATGACTGGTTCGTTGGATTCTGATGGAGTTGCATCTACAATTAATTGGCGCGCCTCGTGAGGGGTGACTTCTACGGGTCTCGTCAAGTACGCGCTTCGATCAAGCTCAAAGAGTCGAGTCTTTACATCTCGGAGTTGCTTGTGGACTTCGGGAAGGGTCTGTGCTGCCTCAAGGAGACTTGAGTTTGTCGCTCTCGCGAGTGACCGCCAGCCTCTTTCATGAACTGGCGGCCCGGTTTGCCATCCGCGCAGTTCGGCTTTGATGATGTCGAGGTGATCCAGGGAAGGGCAAAATCGTTCTCCAAGGTGGCGGCAGAGTTTTTGGAGCCGCTGGAGCATCCGAAGTGCGTTGGTTTCTGTTTCGAGGGCTACTAGCTCGCTGATCGCCACCTTGGGGATAAGCAAATTCATGGGGCGACTGAGGATGGTTTTTGTGAATTGGTCGGTGAGGCTGTTGCTCTTGACGATGTCGCTCAATGCGGATGTGTCGATGGCGACGGATGTTTTAGCTATGCTCGGGATGACCATTTAGCTTCCTCATTGCATTGTGGCGGTGAGGCTACTTTGTCCCGACAGCCCCCGATGTTGCAAACTGCGAGTGCACTTGCGGCTCTCCCGGGCCAAGAAGGGACCGTTGGCGGTGAACCACTCCCGGAAGTCACACGCATTTACAGGGGGCAATGGCACTCAAAGTCGCGCTGGATTTCAGACTCCTCGACAAGCTGCGCAAGGTCGAACGGCCCGTGCTGGACGACCTGGCTCCGCTGGCCCACGCGCACGCGTCAACGGTGCTCCAGGCGAGCCGCGCCCTCGTCCCCGTCGGTAAGCGGGACACGGATGGAAAGCCCCCGCTGAGCACGTCGGGGTTCGTCGATGGCCCTGCGGTGAATGGCGAGAAGTCGAGCGTCAGCGCGACGGCTGGATACGAGCACGAAGCCGCTGGCGCGATTCACGAGGGCTTCCACTGGGGCGCGCAGCGCTTCGCGGAGCCCGTCCACTTCCTGCGCAAGCCCGCTCGCAAGGGGCGCGCGAAGTTCCGCAAGGCCGTAGCGGCCCAAATTCTTGCAACCCTCTCGCGGCTCTTCCCGAGCCGGTAGGCATTCGAATGGCCACCCCTATTGCTGCTCACATCGATAGCGTTTCGGTGCGCTCGGACACGAATGCCGCGCTGCCCGCTGACCGTGTGGACGGACTCACCGACGCGTCGCTGAGCGAACCGGCCGACTTCGTCGAGACGAACTACCTCGGGGGCTCCGGCTACAAGTCCCGTGTCCAGACGCTCAAGGACACAAGCGCGGACCTGTCTGGCCACTTCATGCAGGACGATGCACCCCAGTCCGTCCTGCGCGACGCACGCGACACTGGGAGCACCGTCCATGTCACGTTCATCTTCGACCCGAGCGCTGCTGCGGGAGCCAAGGGGAAGCGCATCCCCATGGTCGTCACCAACTTCGACGAAAAGCTGACGCCGGGCGGTGTCGTCGAGTTCTCCTGCAAGCTGTTGGGCAATGGCGCCCCGGTGTCCGTCTGATGTCGGTCATCCCCGCGCACGTTGGCTCCCTGTCCATCGCGGGCGAGCCGGAAGAGTTCCTCAACGCCGAAGCCGTACCCGCGCAGGACTTCACGGGCACTGAGTACCGCATCGCCGACCCAGACCTGCGACGGCTCAACCCCGGAACGCTCGCGTTCGTCGAGGTCTCCCCGGACGGTGACACCGATGCCGGTGCCTGGGTGCCCGCCGAAGCCGTCGTCGACCCGCTCTTCGGCTTCGTCTACCTCACCACGGCCCCCGGGCCATCGGCACTTGTGCGCGTCTCGGGCGCCTCGCTCCCAGTCCAGCCGGTGGCGCTCGTGCGCGCTCTCTCCCTGTCGGTGACGAACGACGTCGTCGAACTGCAAGTCATGGGGGACGGCTACAAGCGGCGCGCGGTGTCGCTTCGGGACTTCTCCGGGGAGCTGGTGGGTCTGACGGCGCTCGACGTGAGCTTCGAGGACGGGGCTCCGCTGCTTGTCGAGGTCAGCAAGGGCACGGGCTCCGAGGTGTTCCGCGCCTGGGTGAAGGTGCCCGAGCTGTCGCACAAGCTGACGCCCGGAGCCCTCTACGAGCGCACCGTGAAGTTCGTTGGCCACGCCTTCCAAACGGGAAGCGGCGCCGCCATCGCCTGGGGATACGGCACTCCCTGACTCACTGCTGGAAAGGAAAGCCGCATGTCGAACAAGCACAAGCTGCTTGCGAAGAATCGTCGCGTCGTGAAGTCCGTCGAGATTGATGGCGTCAAGGTCGACATCATCAAACCGACGATGGGGGACCGCCTGCGTCTGATTGAGCAGGCACGCGCCGCGGGCGAGATGACGGAGAAGAACGAGCCCACGGGGGACCGTGCCGGTGCGCGAATGCTGGCGCGAATCGCCGTCTGCGTGATTCACGACGCGGAGACGGGACGTCCCATGTTCTCCGTCAGCGACGTTGACGAACTGCTCGACGAGTCGTGGCTGGAGGACTTCGCGACGGACCTCACGGACGTCTTCAACGTCAGCGAAGAGAAGATGCGGGGAAAATAGACAGCGACCCCGAAGCGAACCTGCTCTACGGGGTCGCGTCACTCCTGAAACAGCCCCCCGACGTGGTTCGGGCGATGGCTTACGAAGACGTCGTCGGGCTGGTGGCCTACGCCCGGAAAGAGGCCGAGGAATTGGAGCGCCGCTCTTCCTCGCCAAACACCCCAGGCGCTTCTCCATCAGGACAGCAGTCCGTTCGACGTTTGCGTCGGAGGTGAATCAACATGGCTGGCGGTGGTCTCAAAGTCGGTGACGTCTATGTCGTTGTGACGGCCGCCGTCGGTGAGTTCACCAAGTCGATGCGGAAGATTGTCGCCGACGTGGCTTCTGCCGCGGGCAAGATTGAGCAGCTCGGGAACAAGATTGGGGAGATTGGCGCCATCGTGAGCGCGGGCCTGTATGGGGCGCTTGCGGCTGCGGCTGCCTTTGATTCGTCCGTCACGGAGCGGATGGACCGAATCAAGCTCGTCTTCCAGAACGTCGGCGCGGAGATTGGCAACGCGGTTCTGCCGCATCTGGAGCGTCTGTCGGATGCCCTGGAGCGCGCCTTGGGCTGGTTCCAGAGGCTCGACCCCACCGTGAAGTCCGCGATGGGAAGCTTCCTCTTCTGGGGAACGGCGGCAGGGCTCGCAGGCGGTGCGGTGGGTAAGGTGGCGGGCGCGGTGAAGCAGTTCGCCGAGAGCTTCCTCGCCTTCGTAGTGCCCGCGCTGGATGGCGCTGGGAAGTCGCTGGTGCGGTTCTCCGCGTTCCTCACGAGCGAGACGCCAGCAGTCGAAGGCAACTTGAAGAAGGTCGCGAAGGGGGCCGAGCAGGTCGACGCGAGCTTCGCGACGGCTTTCCGCAACTCCGCCGCTCGTATCCTCACGGTGACGGCCCCTCTTGCCGCCGTTGCGCTCGCGGTGGCTGGCGTCGCGATGCTCGCAGGCACGCTCTACAAGGCATGGCACGACAGCAGCACCGGCATGCGCGACGCCTTCGTTTCCACGTGGCGTGCCGTGACGGATGTTGCCGGGCGAGTCGCGAAGTTCTTCCAGGAGGTCTTCGCGGGGCTGGCTGCAATCGTGGGGGCGTGGGCTCGCGGGCAGCTCGACACGTTCGCCTTCGTGGTGCGCAACCTGGCTCGACTGGCGGCGCCTCTTGCGCGAGCCCTGAACCTCGACGGCGTGGCGAATGCCTTGGACGGTCTGACGGACTTGACGGGCGACGCGGTGCTCGGCGGGTTGAAGGGGCTCGTCGACAGCACCGTCGGCACCCTTCGCGATGGGATGTCGAACGTCTGGGAAGGCGTGTCCTACGGAGCGAGCTACGCCTTCGACGGCGTGAAGCTGATGGGTGGCGATGCCGCCGCGTTCCTCCGTGAGAAGTTCGGCGGTGTCTTCGACGACATGCTCGGGCCGAAGGGCAAGCTGCGCACGCCCACCCAGGCACCCGAGATTGAAGTTGGGAGCGTGGAGGTTGGGAAGTTCGACGCGAAGGCGTTCCTGAAGAACGTCGGCAACACGGCGTCGATCATCGCCGAGGTCGCGCGCCGCAAGGCGAAGGAACTCGCCGACGCGCTCGCCCGTGCAGCCGACGAAGCGAAGCGGGCCCTGACGAGCCGCTTCACCCAAGCATTCGGACGCGTCTACGAACTGGTCGACCGCTTCCAGCAGGGCATGTCGGCCGGTGGCGTGTGGGGCGGGCTGATTGCCGTCGTCGCGGAGCTGCTCTCCCAGTCGACGACGTTCGGCACGTTGCTCCAGATGGTGACGAACTTCATCCAGTACGTGGCAGACGTGCTCGGTCGCGTGCTGGCCCCCGTGCTGCCGCTCCTAGCGTCGGTGTTCAACATGGTGACGCCGCTTCTGGACGCGCTGGTGCCGGTGCTTGAGATGTTCTCGAAGCCGGTCCAGGCAATCACGCCCATCTTCGAGGTGCTCGGAACGCTGTTCAAGGGATTGGCCCCCATCATCACCGTGTTTGGTCAGATTCTTGTCGCGCTCCTGGAGCCGCTGACGTTGCTTTCAGGGCCCATCATGAAGGGACTCTTCGCCGTCATCCGGATTGTGGCGATGGGCATCCTCTACGTCGTGAAGGGCATCGGCACGGTGTGGAACGCCATCATCGGGTTCGTCGCGAGTGTGTTCAAAGCGCTTGGCAAGGTTCCCCTCGTCGGCGGTGCGTTCCGAAAGATGGCTCAGGGCCTGGACAGCATGAAGGTGCCGATGGACGCGGTCGACGGTGCGCTCGAAACCCTGAAGGACACCACCTACGACACCGCCGCAGCAAATGCCGCTGCTGGTGTCGCCGCGTGGGAGAACGCCGCCGCGACCAACAGGGCGACGGAGGCACTTACCAACGTGCCGACGGGCTTCAAGGTGGCACTCGCGCGCTTCAACGCGCAGGACCCGATTGCAGGAGCGCCGTCGACTCCTGGGTCGTCGCCTCTCGTTCCGAGCCCCGTCGTGCCGGTGAGCGGCGGCAACGTCAGCGTGGGGCAGATTGTCGTCCAGGGGGCAGAGGACCCGGAGGAGACCGCGCGACAGGTCTACATCGAAATGAAGCGCGAGGCGCACCGACGCCGCGGCAACGGCGAGTGGCTGAATGGGAGGTACTGAGATGCCTTTCCTCGCACTGAACGGCATCCCGGTGCCCGTCACGGAGGGCCGGCGAAGGCAGGTGAACATCGGCACGGACTCGCGCGCTTTCAACGGGGCCTATCGCCTGGGACGACGCGCAGTTCGCCAGGAGTGGGAGTTCAAGACGCCCCCTTTGCCGCGCGACGAGGTGCTCGCCGTGCGCGGCCTGATTGCGGGTGACGGACACACGGCGGCCTTCGAGGGAGACGCCTTCACGAGTCGTGGCCTCAATCAGACGAGTGTCGCAGGGCAGCTCTTCCAAGGGGCGCGCTTCGGCGCTGGGATGAACCTTGCCGTCGGGGCTTCCTCCTCGTGGGCCATGCAACTCGGGGCGCGCTGGACGGCCTTGCACCACGTCTACAGCAGCGCGGCGGGGGTATGGAGCCAGGTCATCAACCGGAGTGACGGCAAGAGGTGGATGCAGGGAGCGCCGTCAGAGAGTGCCGGGGGCCTGTCGGTGGCGTCGGGAACGCTCACGCTGACGGGGGTAACCAACGCGGTGAGCTTCGACGATGTCGTGGGATTGCCTTTCGAGGTTCCCGACGCGTGGGTTCCTTATCTCGTTGCGTGGCACACCGCGAGGGCCTGGAGCGCGCTTCCGTTCCTCGTGGCGAGTGGGGCCTTTCTGCCCACCGACGCGACGGTGCTCGGCGAGGTGCGGGACGGAGAGTTCGTCGAGTTCAGTCACAACGGGTCGCGCGTCGTCGGTGAGCGACTCGAATTCACGTTGAGAGAGGTCTAATCGCCATGCGCGGTATGTCGTCTCAGGGGCTCGCGGTTCTCTCGAATCCGGCGGGGCACGCGTCTCACGTCCGGGTGAAGGTCCGTGACGGGGCGGGTGTGTGGGTGAATCTGAGTCACCTTGAAGGGCGCGATTTTCTCGACGCCGTCGAAGTCGACGAGGACGTTGACCAGCCCGTCTCGGCCGCGACGGTGACGCTCAAGCGGCAGGTCGACCTGTTCAGCCTGTCGCCACTCCGCGCCGACTCAAAGCTGAACGCGGGCAACGGGCAGCTCATCCGGCCTGGGCGCGAGTTCATCGTCGAAGCGGCGGTGTCACCCGTGGGCATGCTGCCGAGTGCAGGCGAGTGGCGCGTTCTGTTCCACGGGGACATCGACGAGGTGGACTTCGCCGACGAGCAGCTCGTCTTCCGTGGGAGGGACCTCGGGGGCCGGCTCCAGGACGCGTTCATTGAAGTCGAGCGCCCCTATGGGGACTCCGCTGCTGGTGTCGCCGTGGAAACCGTCATGCAAGCCATCCTGACCGACAATGAAATGGGGGTGCTGCTGCATACGCCCATCTCCCCCGGCTGGAAGATTCGGAGGTACGCCCAGAAGAAGGCGAGCACCCTCGACGCGCTTCGCGACCTGGCTCAGCAGATTGGGTGGGAGGTGCGCTACCGCTGGCGAGAAGCGAGCGGAACGTTCGTGCTGACGTTCAGCGAGCCGAACAGAACTAACCCCGCGTTGGCCTGGACCTTCGGACCCGGCGACTACCGCAACGTCGCGAAGCTCGCCCTCAACAAGACGGAGATTCGCAACAAGATTGAGGTCGTCTACTCCGATGCCGGGGACCTGGATGTCACGGGTCAGCCGAAGCGGAAGAGCGTTTTCGCCCAGGATGCCGCAAGCCAAGCCGACTATGGCGTGCGCTTCATGCAGATTGCCGAAGACGCGTCGAGCAACATCAACCGGGAACTCGAAGCGCGGAAGATGGCGGATGCGGCCCTGTCCGACTTGAAAGAGCCGCTCGCGGACCAGGAGATAGAGCTCGACTTCTTCCTGCCGGTGGAGCTGGGAGACCTTTACCAGTTCCGTGCGAACGGCGCGCACTACTCGGATGACCAGAACCTGGCTGTCACTGGGTTCCGCCATGCCTTCACTGCGGAAGGTGATGCGCGGACGACCATCACCACGCGGGGGAAGCCCTCGTTTGGTGTCTCCATGTGGCTGGAGATGGACACGCGTCCTGGGTTGAGCGAGCCGGCTCACACGTCACCGCCCCTGGACCCGCTCAACGTGGCGGTGTCGGCCATCGTCAACGGGTTCTCCCTGTCGCTCATGCCGGCCCTGAGCGGTCCTCCGGTGGACTCCTACGAGCTGCACGTCTCGACGACGAGCGGCTTCATGCCGAGCAGCTCTACGTTGCGCGGCACCTTCGACACGACGGCCTTCGGTGTGGCAGACCTGATGCCGGGCACGGCCTACTACGTGCGCGTCGTTCCTCGGGACAGGTTCGGCAACAGGGGCAATGCGTCCCCTCAGTTCGAAGTCACCCCGAAGAAGCTCGACGGTGCGTCGCTGGGGGATGCCGCGGTCAGTTACCAGCACCTTCTGCACCCGCCGACCGACAACCTCATCCCCAACGGGTACAACGACGCGGGCCTTCGCGCGGTGGGCAAGCTGCCCGAGGGCGACAAGCTCGTCGAAGACCCCGTCAACGCGCGCTCGGGGCGCTGGGTTCGACGAGTGGAGCTGGCAAGCGCTGGGGCCTGGGTGGGGCTGAGCTGGACGGGCGGCTACGGTTCCGCAGCTCCGGGCGGTCGGCTCAAGTGCTCGCCCGGGGACCAGTTCTTCGCCGAGGTCTACGTCAAGGCGTCGTCGGCCACCGTGGGGAGCATGGGCACGCTCTATCTACTTTGGGAGGACGCGAGCGGCACCTACTCGGGGCAGTCGTCGGCGGTGGCGCTGGGGCACGTGGGGACCGCCTATCGTCGCGTGCCGCTGACGGGGACGTGCCCGGCCGGTTGCACGGGGGTTCAGCTCTTCTGGGAGGCGGAAGTTTTGGCTGCCGATGTGGGGAAGCGGCTCTACTTCGATGCCGTCTCGCTCCGGAAGATGGTCACCTTCGACCTGCTCGCGGCGAACACGCTCAAGACGTCGAACTACGCGGAGGATGGCAACGGCATCCCCACGACGGGCGCGAAGCTGGACAACGTAGGGACGACGCTCAAGGTCGCATCGAACAACGTCCAGGTGGGGCGCTACTACCTGAGCGACGGGTTCTTCCGTTCCGTTCAGGCTCTCGCGGACACGGGGAGCCGCATCTACTACCGGGGCAACAACGATGGCATGCCGAACATCGACCGGCTCAACATCCAGGTCGTCGAGGGGTACGCCATTGCCGGGGCAACAGGGGGAGCGGGCTTCTTCACCTGGGCGCACTACCGCGCGACGCTCCAACCCCAGTCTGCGAGCGACAACCTCGACGCGCTTCGGTTCTTGGAGGTCGGTTTCTATTGGGCATTCGGAGACATCCACCCTCCGAACTTCCTCTACAGCGCGACAGTCCCTATCGCTGACCGCAAGTACCAAAACGGGGCCTGGGATGGTGACGGAGCCAACGCGACGAGCGCGGGCTTCACGTTCATGTTTGGCGACAAGTTCAACCGCCTGCGCGACGACCCGCTCGTTAACAAGCTGCTCTATCTCAAGGTGTCCCTGCACAACGCGGTCGGGTTCAGTGCCGAGCGGTGGTTCTTCCCTCCGAACGCCTACAACACGGACATGGTTCGCCGTGTGTCGGGCCCTGCGTCCGCGCCTTCTGGGGGAAGCGGTGGCGGTGGCAATGAGCACGGGACATGTGTCGCGCCCTGGGAGCACGTGTTGCTCGGTGACGGTACGGAGCTGCCCGCCGAGATGCTCAAGCCCGGCATGCGGGTGCTCACGATGCATGAGGACGGGAAGGACGGGGGCGTGTTCGAGGTCACCCACGTCAGCCGGCACCATGCCGCGCGCTGCAAACTCGTCATGGAGGATGGCCGGGTGCTCGTCGTTACGCCGAACCATCGCTGGCGCACGGTGGAACGCGGCTGGATTCGCACGGACGATCTGCGGCCCGGGGAGACGATTGACGGCTTCGCGCCGGGCCGCATGACGAGGGTCGAACCCACGGTGGCCGGCGATGTGATTCAGATTACCGTTCGCTTCGCCATGACCTACGTTGTGCAGGGGTTGCTCGCGCACAACCTCAAGCCCAGGGACTATGACTGA